TATCTTCTTGGGGGACTTCTTCTTGGTCGGCTTTTTCTTAGACCCGTAGAAAACCGCTGTGGTGTTGGGCATACCGGTGGTTACTGATGCTGGAGAACTAGGCATAGGGTCGTTTCCTCTCCTCTTCAATTGTTGCAACTTCCTCCGTCGCCGGGGTCCTTGGCCTTCTCGGCCTGTGCAGCGTCTCTGGCTTTGATCATCGCCTGCGAGAGTTTGTCCCAATCAAATACTGGCAAGGGCTTCCTCCTCCGAGATTCCTAGTTCCGGTCCCCAGACAGCAATGCTGCCTTGATCCAAAGCGTTTTCCGATGCCTTGTCGAGCAGGTTCGTAAGCAGGCTGGAACCGTCTTCCTCTTCCCGGTTTATCTCCCGGACAACGTCCTTGGCCCACTCTAAATTGTCGATGATCTTCCAGCGCGGAACGTACGAAGCGCTTTCCCAGTCGTAGGTCCAGAATGGTGTGTCCCTACGTTCGGACTGCGCGGCCCATGCGAGAGTGTCGATCCCGAGGCGGATGACCAACTCGTCGCCTTCTATTTTGCAACTCAGGGGTTGGTCGGTCATGCGGCCACCAGTTGGGGGTTACACAGTTCTTCTGCGGAAATCTTGCCTTGGTTAAAGGCGTCTATGTTGCGAATCGCAAGTGAAACTGGGTTATAAAAACCCGCGTTCGTCCAGAAAACTCCCTCAACTTCTGTTTGGTCACCGGGCTCGCCCCAGTTGATTTTCTGGGCGTCCATCCAGTCGGCTATGCGGCGGTGTTCGTCGGCCAGACCCTCGTTCTTGATTCGGTTGGCCCGATACGAAATAACTGCTACGTTCCCGGGCACGTATCCAAACTCCGGTACGACTCGGTCGAGACTTGGGGAATTATCCCGAGTAGCCATGTCTCCGAACTCAAGCCTCACTCCTAAAATCGGACAGAACTCGGGGATAAAAATGTCATCAATGGTAATGGTGCAGGGAACGCCGGACTTTTTGCATCGTTGTTTGGCCAGCTTTAGCAATCCGTGTTCCGGGTTGTCTTTCAGGAACTTTTTCATTTGGTCCATTATCTGGACAGAATTCTTTTGATAATGCTTTCTTTGTCGAGCGAGAACGTGTTCGCGATTCTCGGAGTTCCACCGATCAGTGCTTTCCTTGGCCTTGTCGGGGTTATCCTTTCTCCACTCAGCCACAGCCTTTTTGTCGCAATCTTTGCAACGGCTGTTAAGACCATCTTTCGCGCTGGTCTTCTTGGAGAAAAACTTCTCTTCTTTTGGTTCTTTACAAGTGCTACATGTTTTCATTTTCTCACCTCACCGTGAGTCGATCCGGGACCGTGGGTGAGCACGGCCCCTTCTCGATTTGAATTCGAATCCAAAACTATTATAACACAGTTTGTGAGAAATAGTTGCGAAAACTCGAATTATTTTTTGTTCCTCGTAAGTTATTGATTACGAAGAACTTGTCTCCGATTGTAATCTCCGGAGTGTCATCGTACTACCCGGACGGAGTGTGTTAGTGTAACGCACGTTGTAGGAAACCCATCCGCCGATTTGGCGTGCGGGGTCCGAAACGCTTCCTTGTTCTGGGGCTGATTGGATGAAAAGCTTCTTCGTTGTTACTCGTCCATTTTTCGGACGGGACCGATCATTTCTGCCGGTCTCTGTATGTCACCATACAGAACGGACTATACCATCACCCTCCTAGGAGGGGCGTCGTCTCTAGTCTCTACACCTTCCTGATTTCTCAGGCTTGGCTCGGTATTGACTCCGAAGAGTTATCCACCGAATTTACGACGTGTTCGAAGAGGATTACTCCTCTAAGCTACTGATTCCAAATAGTTTTTACTTCCATCCTCAGGATTTTTTCCCAGAAATACGGAGAAAATTGCGTCATCGCCAAAAATGTAGGTGTTGTAATAAGTGTTACCACTTATAGTTACCGTCGGTGCCGTCGAGGTCTGCTTGAAAGTGACACCCGCGAACTTAATCACGTCGTCGTTCTTCGGCAGTTCGTACAGCATCTTCGCCATCTCGGGGTCACGCTTCACAATGTCGGTCAGACCATTGAAAGACGTATCGTTGAGAACGTCGCGAACCACGTTCGGGTGGATTACGCCACCGTAGCTGTTGTTCACGAGAGGCCGTGCGTTTACGCTTACCAGCGATTGTACTGCCGAGCGAAGATTGTTCGCCGTCAGATACGAGCCGTTTGCAAGCTGGATGTTGACCAGCGAGTCCACCGCGACAGCCGAGTCCGCAGTGATCTGGACAAGGGAGTTCAGGGTAAGGGCCAGCCGGTAGTTCAGTTCGTTTGCCAGATTCTGGAGCAAACCGGGATCATCGATTGCCACGTCCAACGCGAGGTCAGACGAGTTGATGAAGTCGGAGTACTGTCCGACGGTTGCCACGATCTTCGTGCTGGACTCGCTGATAGGCGATCCAACAGTGCCTTCTGCCGCCTGGTTAAGGTTGGCAGCAAGCAGCGCGTAGGTGTAGAACTGAATCTGGTTACCCTGCCGTAGAGGCAGAGGACGTTGTTTTGTCATCGAGAGGAATGGAGTTTGCGCCTTCAGGTTAGGAACGGCCTCGCGCTCATAGTGGATAGCCACAAGGTTGGGCAGAGCGCCCGAAGTCACAATTGATGCAGGAGAGTAACTCATGGTTACTCCTTTGTTTGGTTAATTAGAGCGCCGGGCCGCGACTCTCTGTCTGCGAACGCCACCAAGTAATGCCTTGATTTGTTCGTCGGACAGATCATCTAAGTCCTCGTCTGTGGGCGCACTCGGAGCAGCAGGCGGTGTTGCTGTAGCATCGCTTCTGCCTATTCCTAATGCCGCACGCGGGCGCGTCTCTGTCTTCACAATCCGTGGAGTTGGAGCCGCTGGCGCAGGTTGAGGTACCGGTTGTTGGTTTACCTCTACCGGCGGAGATGGTTTGGGAAGCCGGGGTTTGACCATGAGTCCGTCTTCGGTCAGGTCCTCGAATGCTTCCTCAAGATTTTCGGCAGTATAGTTTCCGGTCTGCCAGAGTTCGGTGAAAATATCACCGGCGTTAGCCTCTGTGGCCGTCTTGCCGAGTTTAAACTTGGCCAGCCACTTAATCAGCGACTGGAAATTCTTGTTTTCTGAATCCGGGTAGTACCCCGGGTTCCGGGCCAGAAACTCTTTGCTGGTCGCCTCGGTCTCCAGATTCATGTTGGCTTGGTCACCACGTTGGGCTTTCCCTACCAACTCTTCGAGCGATACGTTCGTGCGCCTCTTTACCAGCATGTCGAGCGCGGCGGCAGGATCGGATTCCCACAGGGCCTTGATCTCGAACACTTCGTCGGCGGTTAGTTTCCGCACGGACGGGGTGGGGTCAGCCGGTCTCTGTGTCGGAGGAGCAGCCGTGAGCTTCACCTTCTTGTTCAGTTCCCGAATCTTGGCTGTGGCGTTGAGTTGCGCTTTCATCGCGTTGATAAGCAACTCGTTCTTATTCTTACCCCAGTAGATTTGGGGGTTTCCGCCAACGCTATTGAGTAGAGTAGCCTTCCACTGGCCGCGTTCTTTTTCGAGGGTAACAGTTCCGTCCTCAACCTCAAAGATTTCCGGGCCTTCTGGTTCTGGTTCTGCCACAAGAACAGGCGCTGGTTCGTCTACTTCCTCGCTCGGGGCCGGAGGCTGGTTACCTATCACCTCGGGGTTGAGCGGGGTTGGCTCATCATCGAGCAGGTCGGGATCGATTTCATCCCGGGTGGTCATGCCGAAATCAATGGTTGAGGCGAAGGGGTCGATAGTACCATCAGCCTGAAGTAGCCAGGGGTCTACGGGGTTCTGTGTGGGCATTGCTTTCTCCTAACGGCAATCCGCCGTAACGGGTTATTGTCCATTATTCGGACTAATACAACTTGTTTTCGTTGCCTTCAATAAGATTGAAAGGGTTTGTGTCTAGAGGTTTGGGGTAGTTGGGGACGTACCCGTAGTTTTCTTTGGAGAACTTGATAACTCCATCTCGCCAAGTTTCTTTCTGATCAATCCCACCGAAATCCATTTCGGGTAAGACTTTATCTTCCATTTTGCGCCGACTCCACTGCCCGACGAATGCTATGGACAGCCTGCTTCAGTTCCTCGGGAGGCTTATTTGAAAAGTCCACGGCGTCGTTGATGCTCTTCGTGAAATACTCGAAGATATCGTTCGAGGCTGAGGCGGCGGCATGAGCCAGCGGAACCTGTGTGTCCCCGGGAGCGAGCGCCACGAGGGCATCCCGGTACTTGTCCCGGTAGTCCCGAAGTACCTGAATAACGAGTTCCCAATCCGGGTCCAGAACGAACTTACGAAGCCTGCGCCCCTTCTCATACAGGTCCAGATGATTCTCAAGCTGGATAGCATCCTGCTCGGGGTCCGCTATCAGAGGTAGACCGTACGGGTTCTCAGTCATCGCTCTTCACCAAGGCGTCCAGGTCCACGTACTTCGTGGCTACGGGGCGTTGTTGGGGTTGCACACGAACCTTGCAGGCGTTCAGGAGCTTACGGAGTTCTTCGTCGGACAGGTTATCGTACTGTGTCGCGGAGAAGGCTTGGCCGCGATCCGGCTTTGCGGGGTTAAATGCTTTCATTGGTAGTCCGCCTTTGCGAGGGTTCTGTTATGAGACCAGCGCCAGATCACTTCGTGCTGTCGGGCGTGGTCCATAAACTCCTTTTTTATTCTGAGAGGAAGACCTATTATTTCGTCGTCCTCTTCTTCAGAAAAGGGCTCGGTTCGAAAAACATCTTCAACCTCCCCTCCGGCAGAAAGACACCCCTTACAGATGTAAACAAACTTCCCGGGTTCAGCCCAGCTTCTTGCCCTAGCAAATTGAAGGGGAACTTCAGACATTTCTGCATTCTCTTCAACAAAAGGGGGAGCCCAAGAAAGTGGATTTTGAATAAATACTTCTACTGTTTGTTTCACTCTTATCTCCTAACTAAAATCCTTAGTCACGGGTGATTTTGTCCATTATTCGGACGATTCTGTACCTTATGCAGAAGAACCGAATCCTTGCGTAGCGTCCGGTTCTCCTTGAAGGTTTTCTGGGGCGGTAGAAGCCTTGAAACCTTCCCTAAGTACGTCCCGGGCGGCTCTCGCAATGTTGTTTGCATCTTCTTGCTGTGCTTGGAGTTGCGATTTCTGAGCGATCAGTTGCTGTTGTTGAAGGAACTTCTGTTCTCCCGCTCCGGATTGGCTCTGTTGCTGCTGTCTCTGCAAGTCCTGTGGCGTCATGTCCACGATCACATCGTTGAGGTTCGGCCATTCTGAAGCTTCGAACCACATCCGGACAATTTCGTTGACGTTGACCTTCTTGCCTTCCAAAGCAAGCTGTTCCAAAACCGCTGGTTGGGAAAGGAACTGCGAAAGCTGCGGTAGACCCTGAGCCATGTTCCGGCGTGTGGTCATCTTGCTTCCGGCCAGAACTTGGAACTTGACTCTTGCGTTTAAGATGTCAAGCAGGTCCCCGCCGGTCGTGACATATTCATGCTTCAGTTCGTCGGACATGATAAAGTCCAACTGGCTGATCGGGAGCATGGACCGGTTCATCTCTTGGAGATCGTAGAGAAACGGAACGATGACCTGTGCCGCGATTTTATCCACGAAGTCTGCAATCGGCGTGTTGGCTCCGGCGAGGATGCCGGAGGCTCCGGCGGAACTCCTGGCCATATTCGAGTGGCCGCTGGAACCCACGTCTCCGCGAGCCGACACCGGATTACCAGATACCATGTCCACGCGACCCTGAGACATGGCCAGCAGTTCGCCTGCCTCGGGAACGGGGGCCGACCGCATAAGCGGGGCCATGTCGCCTTGGTTATCGACCTCAATGATCTTGCCGGGCCCAATACGAATGTTCTGCGTCGGTATAGACTTGCCCCGAACACGGACCATCGGCATGTTGAGATTCAGCGAGGCGTTGTCTATAACAAGATTTGTAATACCGGACTGGAGTCTCTGCTCAGTTCCGATGGTACGGCCAAGTCCCATTGACCAGAAGGCACCGGGGATATCCCACCACCCGATGGATAGGAAGGGTATTTTCCCGTAGACGTTACGGTCGTTGTATATCACCAGTTTCTTCTGGAGAACTACGATATAGGTTTTGTTGTCCCAACGCTCTAGAACTTCTAGGGGCTGCTGGGTAGGATCGGCCGTGGTTGGTTCCCAACGGGGGTCGCCCTTGGCTTCCCAAAGAGGATTGCGGTTCCCTTCTTCGTTCGGTGCTGTCTCTACCGGCTCCTGCGGGGGCAAGAACAGTTCCAGAAGCTTGTCGCGAGAAGGAATGTTGTACCCTTCCCGGTCGCGCAGGTTGTCCAGTTCGTCCCACGTCATGTACCGGCGGCGGATGACATACTTTGCCTTCCGGATATCCGGTGCTTGCAAACCCGGATCGACCAGCACTTCTCTCAGATTCACGATGTGCTCGAAGGTCGGGCGGTCTACCACCTCTTCGATTACTTCTTCTTCTAGCTCGTCATCTGAAATTGTCGCTGGAGGTGCCCCGGGAATTTGACTCTGGATTTTTACCGTCGGGTTCTTCCGCTTGATGATCTTCCGTTCTTTGGTAAACTTCTCCCACCCTTCTTGGAACATTGCGGTCCCGAAGAGCAGGCAGTTCATTGTTCCGAGCCGGATTTCCTCCTTGAAATTGATGTCCTCAAGTTGGTATTGCAGCAGGGCTGAGACGGCCCGGGCCGCTTGCGCACTTGTTCCCGGGCGCTCTTCTATAATGAACGGAGGGTTCTCGTAGAAGAGGCCAGCTAACGCCTGGGGGTTGATACCGTTTACCGCGCAGGCAACAGTAAAGAAGCTGATGGAAGCTGCTTCCGATTGCGTACCCGGCCAATAGCGGGGGGAGAAAGGCGATTGGTAAAGCTGAGACGCAGAGGTCCACGCCATGATCCAACTTCTGTTGGCCTCACCACGCTCGGCTCTCTCGGCATCTTGAACCACCAGCGCAAGCGAGGCGTCATCTTGGAAAACACCTGTGTTTATTTTGTGCCGGGCCTCTTCGGGCGTTATGCTTTCGTGGGGGTTCCGAATTGGTTCAGGGAGTACGGCCATTTATACCTTCGCGCTAGTTTGTCCAAATAATGGACGGGCTGGTGTTCTCAAAAAGGGTACAACTGTACCCAAAATTAGTAGGTCTGCTCTTCGGCGTTCGGGCTCATCTGACCGGTTACGCAGTCAATGCTTCCCTTGATCGAAATCGAAGTCGAGGCCATGCCGCCCTCACCCTTGCTCTTTCCGACGGTAAACCCGCCATCGGAGCCCCACTTCGACGGAGTGTTGTCTCCGCTGTCTTGGGTGTGGCGAGGGCCGCACTGGTTTTCGGTTTGGCTAATCAGCTTGCCCGCACCGGACGCTTCACCGGCGGAGCCTGACGCTCCTACGTTGGGCCAGTCTGATGGTTTACTTTCGCGGGGGGATTCGAGATTTCCGCCCAATTTTACGAGCGATCCCATGTTAGAGTCGGTATTCATAAATTAGTTCCTTTGAGTGGGTTATTCGCACTGGGCGAGGGTGAGGCTGTCGGGGTACCTGTCGGACCCCACAAAGATGGTTTTGGTTTCGGTGGAAGATACCCGAACGGAGGAGGTTGTCCATTATTCGGACCGGGCACCGGGGCTGTGTATCCGTTCGGTCTGTCTACTCGGAGGTGGGGCTGGTATGTAAAACCGTGTAGTTCGTATGTCCCAGTGTTCGGGCTGTCCGACTGTCTGGGCATGTTGCCTTTGACAGATTTCCCGGCTTGCGCTCTCCATTGTCCCGGTTGGCAGGGATCGCCGGTGTATTCGGCTACCACTGTTCCTGAATCATCTAGGATTTTAATTTCCAGTTTCATATTTACCCAAAAATCCCGATACCAAGGACATTGTCCATTCCGCCAGGGGTCTCGGCCCGGACATCGGGCTCTGGCACCCATTCGTCCGCAGTTACGGTTGCGTACGGGTCCCATACGATAGGGTTGCCTTGACCATCTGTTTGTAGGACCACACCGCGTCCTCCGCCTTGGTAGTTCTCGTCGTAGAGTTGATGCCAACCCAAACTATCGACCCTCGAAAACATATCAATGTTGTTTTCTACAATTGCCTGTGTAGCCCGAGGAGCGTACCGATTGGGCATCTGAGAAATGACATCTGGTATATCATCGTGATGGTGATCAACTAGACAGCGTTCCCACTCTTTGTAGAAAACCTCAAGATTTGATTCCTTGGGGGCCATGCAGGCATTGAGGAATTTTAATCTTCCTTCTACGATCCACGGATACATGGACCGCATTCTTACCTTTTTGGCGTCCACTTGATTGTCCGGAGTTATCCAATCTATGTGAGAGCAAAGTTCTATTACTCTTGGGTCCCCGGTTCTAAGGGCTGCGGATATGATCGTAGGCTCTAAGAATCTAGACCCGGCAGCATCCTCGATTCCAATTACAAAAGGCTGCTCTTCCTGAGCCAAATCGACAACGGCCTGAGCTAGGGTAGAGTGATTAAATCTGTCTCTAACTATCTTCCTCACGAACCCAACTGTCCGTTTGTTTCCGGTTTTGGTTCCGTCGGCTCTTATCTCGTCATCCTCGGACCAAATGATAGACCCGCCCGTGGAGTAATCTCGACCCTTCTTTTTGCTGAAAGCGAAATCCCAGAAATTGCAGCAGGGTCCGCTTCTTGGCATCATCTGGTAGGGAACAACGGCCCGAGCCATGAGAGCCCGGGTAAACTCTACTGAGCCCAGAGTAGACGGGTTCTGATTTAATTGCCCTTCTGTGACCCGTTCGTTCTTAGTGAATTTCCCAACAAAGAAAGAGTACGATATCAACTTAGGAAGTAAGAGTGTACATCCATCTTCCCCAGCCTCTTGATACGTTACCGGTCTACCTTCTCTAGATAGTTTGTCTGCTACTTCCGGTTTTATCTGACAAGCTTTGCCGACCACGATGTCTACGTTGAAAGTTGGGTTGTGTAGCCTTTTCCAGTTTGGACCTTCTTCGAGGACCTGTATTTCGCCGTTACTCTGGAACTTGTCAACCAGTTTTCCGTAGTGATCTAGCTCGTGATATCTGGTTCCTACAAACTGGATAAAATATCCATCCCCGCCGGGGACAAGAAGGTTTTCAACGAGGTCCAGTTTCTCGGACACGCTCTGACACTGGGTATCGGTTTCTGTGTTTTTATCCGATACCGCGTCGTCGGCCTTGATAACTTCGTAGTGCTGACCAGACTTTGTTTTGCCTACAGAGGAAGCCGTTACGGTAGCTTCTTTTCTCCTTACCTTTTTTCGAGCCCATTCGGGGCTAGTGAAGATATTTCCCTTACGCATGTCTTTTTCAAGACAGCACATCTCTGGCCAGAAAAGATTCATGAGGGTTGGTTCGTCTTCCCTCAGCGTAAAAAACGCCTTAACTTCCGTCACGAATCCGGACGACAGACTCGCCTCGGCGGTAAGGTAAAGAATTCTGATGTACGGGTAGGCCATTACCCACTGGACGGTATCTATGTGATCCGACCAAGACTTCGCACAACCGCGAGGCCACAGTAGAACTCTGGTCTTAACCGGGCTCAGTTTGGGGATTGGTACTTTGGGGTCTTTGCTTTGAATGTAGATATCGAATACGATATCGTAGACCGGGTCGAGGAATATGTTATTTTCGACCGGCCCCACTTCTCCCGTGGTGCTAAGAGATACAACATCCCAAAGAAAATATTTGGCCAGCCACTTGATGTCAAATAGACAGCGGCGTCGAACCTCGCCCCCCAAAATAGACTTCGGAACTCTGTCTGCTCCGAGTTTGGCTTCGTTGATCAAATCCTGTTTGTTGGCTTTTAGGTATTCATATAAAACAGAACTGGGGATCGATTCAGGAGAACCGTGCTCTTCTATCAGGGTTTTGAAATTCGAAGTCAATCTTATTTCCCTTACTGGAGTTGTCTTCGAACCACAGAGGTTGAAGATTTAAGTAATGGCACGCGAGAACAACGTGTTGACGATTGGTTAGATCGAATGCAGACAAGGGCATGACGTGATCGATAGTCCAATATCCTCGACCCATACCGTAATTTTCCCAAGACATATCCGGCTGAAACTTGGATTCTAGGTGTTTCTCAAATTCCTCTATAGAACAACCCAAATCCTTAACAGCCGAACCGCCTTTGAAATTGTTTTTTAAGGCTACATTTAGCCTAGAACGAAGAGCTTCTTTTAGTCTAACTTGCGGGTCTTCTTTTCTTCTACGAGCCGAATAATCTCTTTTTCTGGTGGGGTTTTCCTTTCGGTCTTTTTGTTCCCACTTCTGTTTATAGGCTCTCACTTGCTCAGGATGAGACTCGTTCCACGCCCGCTGCGTTTCCGTCAATTTCTGTCTATTTTCCTTACAATATTCGCGGAGATATTCCAATCCCCCAGAAGCCCGCCAAATGGCGTTTTCCTCGTTGTGTTTCTTTCTTCCTTCGGGGGTGTTTCGGTGTTCCTTCTGATATTTTCTTTGGCAATCCTTACAACAGGGCATGAGGCCGTCGGCAGACGCCGAACGCTTCCAAAACTCAGAGAATTCTTTTTCTATTCCGCACCTAGAGCAAACCTTTACCATTTATACATTATACCATACAATTAAACACTTGTGGTCCATTATTTGGACAAATCTTTCTTGTCCTCGGGGCTCCAATACCGGCAGCAGCCTTTAATTGGGTCGATGATTTTTAGTCCCGTGGCCTTGTCGGTCGGGACCTGTTTGTCCTTGGCTACGACATCCTGCCTGCAAAACTTCTTGCCGACAAGATACTCGCAGGTCGCGCAGTGAATGCGCAGCGGGGTTTGGATATACTCCGCTACGCGGGTTCCTTCTCCATGCGGTTCAGATTTTCCAAGCACGGATTTTGCGCGGGAATCAGACATTACTTTTTCTTCTTGGATTGACCAGTTTGACTAAGCGCGATTGCGATAGCCTGTTTCTGGTTAGTCACCTTGGGGCCTTTCTTTGATCCCGAGTGAAGGCTTCCTGATTTCCACTCATCCATTACTTGTTTGACGCCCGCACGTTTTCCGGATTTGGTTTTAGGGACTTTATTAGGCATCCTGATCTCCTAGATTTCCGAGGTCCCGCAGGATCAGGTCCGCAATCAGCACCCGGTTCTCATGGTCGCAGGCGATTGAGTTGTATCCATTGAGACGGGAATTTCTGGCCGCGAGGACATCTTGCTGTCTTGTTCCGTTGACATACATACGCAGACGATCAAGAGACTCGGGGGTCATATATTAGGGGTGAACTCCAGAAGTTAGGGCCCAGAAGTAGTAGGCCGGTTCTACCAATTGCGACCCGACTTTGATTGCTTCGTATCCCGTCTTTATGTAGCACCTGAAACCCTTGCATGGCGGGGGATACAAGAAAGAATGGAACTTGTTTTGGAAGTCGGTCGTTGTGTTTCCTAGGTTGTAGCTGACGGTGTTGAAATTATGGAGAGACCCGGTTAGGTCCGGGGACGTGAGAAGAGAATCGAAATGATTAAAGGATTGGTCAGCATCCGCGTACAGTTGGTCTTCCTGTTGATAGAAGTGCGCCTCGTTCTTGTCGAAGTTATTGGCCGCAATCTCGATTTGTCCAACAGTCAAACGAGAGGTGTTGATGAGTTTGTTGGCGTTCTCGATGGTACCGCACGGCCCCGGTACACACTCGGCGTTCAACTTGGCGACCGTTGTCTGCAACCCGGCAGCCACACCGGTAAGAGGCTGGGCAACCGTAGCCACATCTTTCTCAGTTTGAGAAATACTTTGATCCGCACCGGCAAACGCTGTGCCTATTTGGTCAACCGTGGAGTTGACGTGCGTTAACGTTGCAGCAGCCTGTATGAAAACACCAGAAGCTTGCTTCGTGAGTTGCTTCTCGGACTGGGCCGTAGTCCACAAGAAATACGACCCAGTGCCAAAGAAAACAACCACGGAGACACAGGCGGCGGCTATGAAATACTTCAGCCAGCCCATTGGACCTCTTTTAACTCTTTCGGTTAGGCTGCGGAAGGGTTGTTAGCCGCGATCTGGGCAACCCAAGCTTCAACAGCCGGGATCAGGACCTTAGCTTCGCTGACAACCAGATTGACGATTGTAGTCACCTTGGTCTTCAAAGCGGCATCCTTGATGTCAGTGGCGGTCAAAAGGGTTGGTACTGTCGCAGCGAGATTCTGGATGTTGGCCAGAAGCGACGTTCCACTAATCGCTGCTGAGGCTGCTGCCTGAATTGCCGCCAAACCAGTTTCAACCGCAGACAGAACTGCGGCCACGGGGGCTTCTGCAACGGGATCAGCCAAGGCAACTGCCGCCTCGACGATGGGCGCTACTTCACCAACGAAGTTCTCGACCGCCTGAAGCGCGGCTGGAGCCTTCTTGAAAAGTTTCTCGAACGCGACACCGAATTTCTCAAGGTCCGATCCTGTACCCTTGAAGAACTTCTCCACGTCCACGATGATTGTTTGTAAGGATGATGCCATGTTTGTCTCCGTTATTTGGTTGGTTGGCCCGGGTTCGTTCCCGGAGGGGTAGGGTCCGCAGGCTTCTGTCCGGTTTTCATAGACCAAAAACCAGTAGCCCAGTCATAAACAAACTTATAGGAAACAGCAAGAAAATCTTTCATATTCTTGATGCTTATTGTTCCCGGTTTTGGCAACGCCGATAACAACGCAGTAATAGCCATCGTCAGGAGGGCGGTGCTCTGAACTGTCGGGTTGCCGATGAACTCAAGTATTCCGGTCATGATATTTCCTCACATCCCCGGGGGAGGATCGAAACCCAACCAACCGGTCGATCCATTTGATAAAGTCTTGATAAGTTCCGGTCCCTTTGGCCTTATTACACGGACCACAACACGGAACTACGTTTCCTTCTTCGTATCCCAACGAATTATCTACTCTATCGATACCGCTGGCATACCCTATTAGGTTTCCCTGAGAATCTATTTTCGGTGAAGAAGGCGGGCACCCACAGTAGACGCAGGGACGAAAGATTATAGAAGTTACTTGCTCTCTACTCAACTTCCATGATATGTTTCTTCTCTTGGCGGCTCCCTTGTAGATTAGCGTCTGCAAAGTAACTGCTACATAGTCAGAAGGTTTAGATATAGACTCTATCCTTCTTTCTTCTTTCAAGCAACCACAGCTTTGGCTATGTCCGTTAACAAGGTCTCCACTTAGAACCGAGGTTTCTTTTCCGCAAGCACATCTACACAACCAAGCAACCAAAAGACGGGCCGGTTTGCTTCCGTTCTTTACCGGTTTTCGGTCGGACTCTTTAATAACCGTCCATCTTCCGAATTTCCGACCCGTAAGGTCTTCGTGTGTATATATTCGCGGCATTTACCGTTACATTCCCGCCGGGGCAACTGGGGCCGGAGCCACAGAAGCGGAAGCGCCTGCATCGGGCGGAGGGGTAGCCGGTGCGGGTCCTTGGTCTCCCATCGCTTGGTCTATGTGATCGTGCAAGGAGTTAAGATCGGGGACTACGTGGTCTTCTGAAGGCATAGCTACGCCGGTCTCGTCTGGTTCGTGGTGGTGAGTAACCATAAATCCGCCGCTCTTGCCGCGCTTGACGTGGATTGAATGCGGCTTCTTGCCGCTGGACTTCGATTTTGGTTTTCCTTTACCGCCGAGAACGTGACTTGCTCTGGACGATCCGGAGTGTGATTTTTCTGCCATATCTTCCCTCTGTCCAGTATTCGGACTACTTCTTTTTGGTGATAGCCTTGAGACCGGCTGCAACCTTTTCAGGAGAGCCTTTGATCTTGATTTTCATCTCGGCTGGTTTTGACTTAGACTTTTTGACGGTCATGTTATCCTTCCTTACTGGAGTTGCCGGTGGTATATTTCCCATTGTTTCCCGAGCCACTCCCCGCTAACTTCTGGTTTTGGCACGATAGGCATCATGGAGTGTGCTCCGCAGGTAAAACTCGACTCGTTCATTACTGCGGGCGTAAGCTTCGTTGGCATCCTCGGCGGCTAGTTTCAGCAAATTACGTTCCAACAACAGGACCTTTAATTCTTCAAGCTGCTCCAGTTTAAACTTAGTGAGCGGGTCCATATCGCTTAAGTGCTTCATAAATGGGTTGATTCCGCCTTCCAATGCGCCGGTCCTGCTAAAACCTCAGCGCCATGCCCGCTCCGAACCCGTGTACGCCCATCACAATCCACGGCACCAGGCGTCCGACCCTGTGCCCATGCTTCTCCATCGCGTAGTCAACCGCAC